CGTAGCCGTAGCCGGAGCCGTCGCCGTAGCCGGAGCCGGAGCCGTCGCCGGAGCCATAGCCGGAGCCGTCGCCGGAGCCATAGCCGTCGCCGTAGCCGGAGCTCACAGTCAGAAAGGCTTTGATTTTATCATCAAGCATCATCTCTTCCACTCCTTTACGCCTCGAAGCGACGCAGATGCCGTGTCTGTGCACGGTATGATCTGGATTACTCCCAGCACGGTCATTTCCGGAATCGTCACGGTAAAACGGCAGTTGCCCGGTGCTTTTGTGCCATCCTGCGCCAACTGCTCCACGGCACAGGCGCCGTCCCAGCTCCACAGCTTACGCACCTCGGTCATAGTAACCTCGGAGCCGTTGCGCTCCTTGATCTTGCCGAAAAACACGCCTGCGCGGTCACAGCGAACGATGTAGTCCTGATTGTTGTTCATGATAAATTCCTCCTGATTTTTGTTAAAATTTAAATCTCTCTCTGAGCTTGATTCCGTGTATATCCGCCTCCGCCGTAAAGTAGCGGTGGCTCTCGTTGATGTAGATGACGCGCCCGTGCGCAGTCGTCTCTTTCGTGGTAACGCTCATAATGCCGTTGCTGCCCTCAAATGCGGCAGGCTTCCAGCTAAATGGTTCTCCGATGGACATGGTCATTCCTCCCTAATGTAGCGCTTTCGCGGGGCGGCGAAAAATCACCACCATGCTTGGGAATGGGGCACTGTTCTTTTCTCCACCGAACTTTAATCTCCCACGCACGAAATTGATGGTTGCATATTTGTCGTTGTAGCAGTAATCGTGGAACCAAGCGGTATCCGTCCGCGCCGGAAGCAGCATCACAACCGTTGCGTCTGATTCCTCGGCGGTTCGATGCGCTTTCTCTACCCACGCCCCAACGCCGCGTCCGTATGGGGGATTGCACCACACAACGCCGTCCCAGTCCTGTTTCAGCCCGTCCATCTCTGGAGTGAAATAGCGTTCGCATTTCGCGTTTTCTGGCGTTGCGCAGGCATCCAGCGTAAATTGGAAGAGGTTGTTGAGGTCGTCAAAGAAGGCTTGCGGGGTCTCCCACATTTCAGATTTTGACGAAAACATTAAATCGTTGTTCATTGTCTCCCCTCACATTCCCTAATGTCTCCGCCCCATTGCTCCGCCATTGCTCTGGCGATGCCGGGGAAGGTTTTGCTCCTTGCTTTTGCCGTACGCGGGTCATTCCATCGCATAATCTTACCAGCCTCGTCTTTTGCATAGTTTGCGCTTGCCCCCACACTGTATCCGCCTGACAAAATATCTCCTGCATCTACAATGTTTGTCGGTCGCAAAGCGGGTAAGCCTTTTAGCCATAGGCAAGTCTTTTTTCTTGCGTGGTGCCCGAATTCATACGGCTGGATAATACAATCAGGCTTACGATAGTGTGTAGACATATATCCGACCGGATTTTCTACCGCGATTTTACAAACGTTGGCATTTACAAAGGCCAGGAAAAACGCCTCAGCTTCTTCCCGCAACTGCAACCGTCTGACCGCCTTTTCGCCATATCTTTCCGTGTTAAACCAGCGATTCCCGGTAACAGTTAGGTATGTGCACGGTGGGTGCGCGATCAGCAGATCCCATTTGCCGACGTCATGCGTCTGCCCGTCCATAGTGGTCACTTGCCCCCCCTCGATGGCCTTGAGCGCATCGCCCAGGATATGCCACTCAGGGTGTCCGCCGGATGGCTCCTGAATGTCGCAGGAATACGCCTCATGTCCCAATGCGCGGAACGCCTTGCAAACTTCCTGCGATTCCTCGCAGGCAACTAAAACCTTCATCCTCTCCCCTCGCATTCCCCAAACAGCTCCCGGAACGTCATCCCCGTCAAATCTTCCAGCGCCAGCAGCAGCCGTACCGTTGTATCGCGGTCGCCGCGCACCCACGCCGACACCGTAAACTGCGACGTGCCGAGGGATTGCGCCAGTTCGGTTTGGTTATAGTTCGTCTTTTCCAACGCTTCCTTGAGCACTGGATAGACGCAGCGCTCCCATGGGGTCTTGCTCATAACAAATCGGCTCATGATGGTTTCCTCCCAAAATATTTTTCATACTCCGCGTCGCTCCATTCCGTCCAGACGGAGACATACCACGACTTGCTTTCCGGGTTCTTCTTCGCCCGCGCGAGCGCGTGAGAAACGACGGTAAGTGATATTCCGCGCAGCCGCGCAAGCTCTGTCGGCGAATCCGCAACGCAGGTCACGACGCCCGCGTGCTTGTGGTCGAGCGCGAGGTAGAGGTATCTTCCCTTCATCCCTGCTGTCCTTTCAAGCGTTGATAGCGCCTCGTCTTAAACTGCCGTGCGCCCCAATAGGCACCGCGTTCCTGCGTTTGGCGCGCTTCTTCTTCCTTCGCCTCGTTGTACTTGGCGATATCCGCCTGATAGTACGGGCAATCGCCGTGACAGCCTACGTGCCGCGTCGGCGGCTTGCAGCTGTGGCAGTGCTCAAAACTCATCTCACACCTCGCGGATCGTGATGCCGTACTTGTCCTGCATCAGTTTCTTTTTCAGCAGATAGTCTTTCGTTTTCATGCCCTTTGCGTCCTCGACCTCGCGCAGCCAGTGCACCGTACCGTTGCGGTCTGGCTCTGTCGCCCGCTCGTAAACAAAATCCGCGCGGTAGACTATCGGCTTGATTCTCTCGCCCTCGATGGTCGTGTAGCCCTCCACGAGCGTGAAATTCGCTTGCAGCCGCAAATCGCGGATTTTGCCCATCGCACGCAGCATTTTCAGCTCGCCGAACCGCGCCGCCTCGCGCTCGGAATCGAACTTGATGCCGCCGCGCACTACCTTGCGGTTCCCGTACTTGCTTTTCTTCGGCTTTTGCGCGCCCGCCAGTTTATCAAGCACCTGCTTCTGTGCCGCAGGCCCCAGCCTCGCAAGGTCAGCCGATGTCAGCGCCATCGTTAGCCTCCTGCAAATCGCCCTGAGACGCGCTCTGCGCGTTTTTATCCTCCGGTGGTGTCATTTCACGTTTTTCGAATCCCAAACGCTCCTGCGCGCTCTCAGTGGCATTCCCGGCAGTTTCCCGCTTGCCGTCCGCAGGATCGTCACGCAAACCGACGCCGATGATGTAGTTTCCGCCGTCCCTTCTGGCATGCACTTCGTACTGCCGGTAGACCTTCCGCACGTCAAATTTCGGCAGCATCAGGCGCATCCCGATCGTCAGCCCTGTGTCCTCGTCGATCACATCCTCGCCGTAGATGATCGCTACCTGTGCAAGCAGCGCGTCGGTTGCAATACTGATTTCGGCAACGCCTGCGGCTCGCTGGGAAAGCTGTGCGTTCAGTTTCATCAGCTCGCCGACTTTTTTCTGGTATCTGCCGAGCTCGTGCTCAAGCCGTTTTACCTTGTCTCTGTTTCTTTCGCTCATCGGTTCTCCGTCCTTTCGTAGTGCAGCGTCAGCGCCCGAGCGATCGGGCAGCGCCGCCATTCTTCGTTGGCGCAGTAGCGCCGCGTGTATTCGTCCAGCTCTTCTTTCGGTAGCTTGACTTGCGCACCCTCGCAGTTGAGATAGTCGCGGTAGTCCCGCGAGTAAAACGGGCACTTGAAAATGCCCCCGCGATACCCGCTCACGGCGCACCGCCTGCCATTTCGGCATCCGCCGCTTCCCACGTCAGCCCGTGTTCTCTCGCATAACGCGATACGCTCGGCATGAATACCTCCTGTTCGGCTATCTGCTCGATGTATGGCTTCATCCAAGCCGCCGAGACGTGCGGGGGAACTGCGCCCCTGGCCTTTGCAAGCACTTGGCCGACTTTCGGGGGGAATCCCCTCGTATCCTCGGCGATCAGCGCATTCACTGCGTCCATCGCTTCGGCGGGGTCTTCATTGCCCAGCATGTCCGACCAGAGGGAAACCAGCTCTTCGGCTTCTGCGCGGGTCATCTTGGCGTAAGCCTGCGGATAAGCCTGTTTTAATCGCCTTAAAATGCGAATTACGTCAGCTCTTTCCACGGTTTTTTTCCTCCTCAAGCATCTCGGCGAATACATCGCCGCCGACAAACGGCCTATTCTGCGGCGCTTTGCCGCCCTTGTCCTGCTCTCTGGCAAGCCAAGCGGTGATGAAACGCTTAATCCCTCCGCGTGTCTTCCGCTTGGTATGGTTTGCATCGCACCACCCTGCCATGTTTCTGAGCTGTTGCAGAACGTCAACGTTCGGATAGAGCTGCGACCATTTGGCCCTGTCGTTCTCCGACACGTCGAAAAAAGTCCCGTCATTCAGCGGCAAAGAAATCACCGGCGGCGCGTCAGCCGCTTGCGGCTCAGCGCATAATATGTACTCTTCTTTACTCTTCTCTACTCTACTTTTCTCTACTTTACTTTGTCGTTCGATGTCAGCATTTTTTGAAAAAATGTTTACATTTTTCGCAGAAATGTAAACATTGGGCAAAATTTGGGCAACATCAACCAGAAGGATGTTGTAATCGACTTCAAGAGTTTTGCGGCGGCTGACTGCCTCGAAGTACCTTTCCTGTATGCCTTTAGAGGTCAATACGTGGTACTTGTCATACTTCTCTTTGTCGAACATCCCTCGTCTGATAGAAGCCTCTATTATTTCGGAAACGACGCTCCCACCCAACCCGACCTTGCGGGCGAACAAAAGCGCAACCTCCTCTGTCCATTCAATGTAGTAACCCGCCTTGCCGTAAATCTCTTGCAGCAAGTGAACGACTACACCAAATCCTGTCAAGCCAAATTCTGCTTCTATCAGTTCAAACTTTGCGTTCAATGTGACATCAAGCGGAAAGTAATCGATCCCGCTCTTTGCCATAGACTACTCCCTTAAAACGGCAGCTCGCCGTCGTCCTCGCTGACCTCTGCAAAGCCGCCTGCGGCGCTCTCTGCGGCGTATTGCGGTGCGGCGGTGTTGTTACCCTCCGAGCGCCTGTTATCTGCGAAATACACGCTGTCAGCCTGCACCTCGTAGCTCCTGCGTTTGTTGCCGTTCTTGTCCGTCCAGTCGCGCATCTGCAAGCGACCCTCGACGCCGATCATGCGACCCTTATCGGCGTAGTTGCAGAGCACTTCTGCCGTTCCGCGCCACGCCACAACGTCGATCCAGTCTGTGCCGCCCTCCTTGCCGTTGCGATCAACGGCAAGAGGGAACGACACAACGGATACGCCGCTGTTCGTCTTTTTCAGCTCCAAGTCACGCCCGATGCGTCCCATCAGGCACACGCGATTCATGCTCACTGCGCGTCACCGTCGCTTTCGATGACCTCGCCGGTCGTCTCGTCCACGGTGAAGTTGGCGTCAATGGTTTCCTCTTCCTGCGCATCTGCGGCGATCACGTCGGCAAGCTGTTTGCCCGCGTCGCGCGTCTGGTAGTCGATGGACATAACACCCCACTTGCCGATCAAAATACGGTAGACAGTCTTGCGCGCCATAGCGTCCCAATCATCGCGCCAGCCTTTCCCCTGATATTCACCTTTGCGGAATTTCTTTTCATGTGCGGTGATGGCCTTGACGCTCATGTAAACAGTCTTTTCGGCACCATTGATAAGGCGGTAATAACCGACGTATCCGATGACGGGAAGTGCCTCGCGCGCGTCCTCGTCCTCAACAAAATCAATGTCAACCTCTTCAGTCAGGCGGTTGTAACTCTTCAATTCGCCCTCGCGCACGTCCACGACGTTAATGGTCTTGTATGCGCCCGTTCGAAGCGCGAGCTGGTGCATACCTTTCCATCCAAGAATGAATGTCGCTTCCATCTTTTTTGCGCCAATATCCTTCTTGTAGTTTTTGAATGGCACAATGTAGGCGTAGCCCAAACTCTGGTCGATGGGGAGATCAAACATCGCCGCTTTCAGCGAGGACTGAATGACCGTCATCGGGGATTCGTAAAAGGCCTGCTGCAAATTCTTGTCTGCATTGACCATCGAAACGATGGACGAAATAAACTGTGGCGCACGCTTTCCAAGCAGCTCGTCAAAGCGCTTGCGCATGCCGTCGCGGTCAAGCAGATCGTTCACCAACGCCGTGACGGATACCTGCTTCTGCTGAGGTGATTTCTGCATCGCCTGCGCGTTCTGAATCAATCCTTCCTTCATCTTTCTTTGTCCTCCTTCACCGTAAACTTGCGGAAATTTGTCGTTTTGTAGTAACTGCTCAAGTCCATGTCTGGGTGATCCTTGGCAAACGCCCTCGCGTCGAACGTTTGGCGGCTCTGCGCCTTCCAGTCGACCGTGAATCGCCCGCAGTAGCCGCGCTCGTTGTCGCCGAGGTCCTTCATCAGCTGCTGCTTGATGGCGTCCGCGTCCTTCTCGATGGCTTTCTTGCGGCTCATCAAGGACTGGTACTGCTCAACAAGGCTCTCGCTCCCGAACAGCTCGACTTCACCGCCGCCGCCCTCGTAGATGCTCGTGATTGTCTCCGTCGTGCTCTCCATACCGTCCATCGGCGGCGGGCTGTCAGCCCCCACGTAGTCGTACCAGAAGTCCGCTGCACAGCGTTTCAACGCTGCAATCTCTTCCGGGCTGACATACACGCTGCTCTCGCACCATTCCGGCACGTCATCGTCGGGGACGGTCGTAATCTGGTAGCAATAGAATCCCTTGCCCAGCACCAGCGCCGCCAGATACCAGCGCGCCCAGCCGGTCACGGCAAGATACGTCACGCACTGTGCGTAATAGCTCGCGGGGAACTCACCGCCCGCGTAGCGCTTCATGTTCAGCGCGTTCGCGGTCTTGCATTCAAGGCCCGCGTCTCGCCCGATGACCCTGCGGTCGATGTTCGCGTGCAGACACGGGCAGTCCCAATTGCGCAGGATGTAATTCATCCGGCGCACTGGCAGGCGGCTCGCTTCTTCAAAGCGGCTCGCGACGTACTGCTCAAGGTCTCGCCCCTGCCGCATCGCCTCGTTTTCCGGCTCTTCGCCGATCCTGCCGGTCTTCTCCGCCCATACTGTATAGGGCGAGCGGTATTTATTCAGGCCAAGCACAGCGCCCATGTCGCTGCCGCCGAGGCTCTTCTTGCGCTCTTTAAGCCACTCCTCGCGGCTCATCCCGCGCGTCGATATCTTCTGCATCTTCATCTTTCTTTACCTCGATGTCTTCCGCCCCGCAGAAGGGACAGCATAGTATCGTTTGCATCTCCACGCCGCGCTCACCGTCAAGGTTCTCGCGCCTGCGCAAGACGTCGGGCTCGTTAAAGGTCAGCCCGCACCATTCGCAGCGGTACTTCACATCATCGCCGAGACCGCGATGAGCACTGCCGCCAGCAACAGGCAGATACCGGCAAAAAGCATCGCCTCGTCGGCCTTGCGCTGCTCTCTCGTGCGCTTGTCGTGCCGTCTCATCGTCTGCACCCCCTGTCGATATACGGAAGCAGCTCATATAGTACCTTGCACACCGCGCACGCGCCGATGACGGCGAGACTTGTCGTGAAGTCGCAGCCGTTGAGCGCGATCACAGCAGCGGCGATACCGCCGAAAACCAACGTGTCGATCATGCCTCCACCTCATATCCAAGAAATTTCAGGAACGAAAGCCGCGGGATGACCGTGATCGTTCCGATGCGGCTGACCGGAAATCCGAGCTGTTCGGGGTGGTCTTTCGCCGCAATGCTGATCGAATAGGGCTTCCGCCCGAGTACCGGCGCGATATCCGCCGGTGTCAGCACCGGCTTGTCCGATGCAAGCATCTCTTCCACCGTCATGTGTGTTCCTCCTTCTTATTCGATCGGTTCCAATTCGAAAATGCTTTCAGGATAAAAGCTCCAACTGCCAAACCTGGATTTGCTGCACTGTGCGTCATAAAGCCATTCGTTTAGCTCGATTTTCTTGGAAGTCAGTGCCGCATCTTCCACGGGACTTTTCGCTTCGTGCGTTTCAATGTAGGCTTTCTGCTTGGTAAAGTTGTTAATAGACTGAGGTACTTGAAGTACTCCAACAAGAATCACTATGATTGATAGCATCACAATAATTATGCCGACCATTCCGGAAGCAAAAGGAACCCAAGAGCTATCAATCGAGCATTTCCTCAGAGACAGTACCGTGATAATGACCCCCACGCAAAGAAAAATAATCCAATTCATCTTTGCTCCTCCTTACTCCTTCGGGATCAGCCGCGTCACCGGCACATTCAGGTGCTTCGCAATGCGCATCACCGTGTAAAGGCTCGGGATTCGCCCTTCTTTCCACGCCGTCACATTGCTTTTGCTCATTCCGAGCGCCACGCATACGGCGCTCGGCGTCGTGCGCTTCTTCTTGCACACTTCTTTCAGCAGTTCGTAAAACAAGTCATTCCCTCCATTCAAATAGTTTGAATTAGAGAACCTTTTGTGATAGAATAAAGCTGCACGTGCGGAAAGGGGTGATGCCCATGCAGGCCACTTCGGCTATCGCAGGCTTCATGCCTAATTTCCTGTGTTCCCGGTAACTGAACGGGCCGCGGTGCGGTCAGCGCACCCGTTTCTCATACGAAGCCGTTCAACCGCGCCGAGGGGTGCTCGCCTGCACCCGCAACGCGGCGGAAACAAAGTGTGACGAGATACGGCAGGAAGGCGACCCGCCGCATTCTCAACCGCGTGTTTGCCCCACCCTATCACAAAAGGCTCTTGACAGTTCCCTAAAAAGTACTATAATGGAAGCGCCAACAACCAGCAGAGTACTTTTATTAGGACTGCCTATGGTCTTATTATAGTTCCCCTTAGGAAACTTTTCAAGCCATTTTTGTCCCTTTAGAGTACTTTTGTTCCTATGACCAATAGTGGAGGTAGCTTTTTGGGGACTTTGTACGAAACCATTCGTTCTTTGTGTGATAAGAAGGGGATTAAACCCGGAAAAATGTGCTCTGACTTAGGTATGAGTAAGAGCATTATGACGAAACTGCAAGATGACCCTACAAGAACCATAAAATTAGATACCGCAAGAAAGATCGCCGACTATTTCAGCGTAACCCTTGAGGAATTGGACAGCGGTGATTTATCTGAAAGCGACGCAGAAAAAACGCCTGCTTTCAATGATGAAAGCAAGCGCCCGTATGTAGATATGGATACCGCGCGCATCTGGTCGCCGCACCCTGTCGCGATTCTGGCCGCGCAGTATAAGGTCCCGACGGCCACGTTACAGCAGATCATCGGCTGTGACTTTAACATGGCGGGGAATATCGCACTGGGGCTGGAAGCGCCCACCGACGAGCAGCTTCGCCGTGTCGCCGCTGCTTTCTGCGTGCCCTATGGCGACCTCATGCGCGGCTGGGTTCCCCTGTACGCCAATCAAGACCTTTCTTTTGACAATATTCACCGTAGGTCAGATCGCTCCCCTTCACCGGAAGATCGGTGATTTTCGGCATGACGGCCTCGCGCAGCGCATCAAATGCCGCGTCGCGTTCGCTTTCTGGCAGCGCGGCGATCCGCTCTACCTCTTTTCGCAAAAACTCCTTTTTCTGCGCATCTGACATCGTTAAGTACTCTTGGCGCTGTTTGTCGTTCATCTTTTTATCCTCCGTATGTAAATAGTTTCACTTATCATATACCGCGCCGCGGTTCATTTCGCCACGGTTACCAATCATGGGAGGGAATTGTTGTGGGGCTTTATACCGACCCGAATTATTTTGAAAAGCAAGCAAGCCATCAAGGGAGAAAGAGATCGAAAGTAGTCGAATCTATCAAGGGTCACTTCATCAGGCCGTGCTATCTTCACGAATCAGAAACGCCTCTAAAATTTTATAAACTGATAACTCGAGTTGGGATGCCGCTTGGGGTTGTCCTGAATTTCTTTCGCGCGATCCAGGCAACGGCCGCGATTGGAACGGCAACTGACACCGCAAAGCTGTACTTCATAATAGATGCCGTATATATGTGGGTTGGCATCGTTCTTCTATTCGGCGCAATCGTTGGGATGAACAAACTGGAATGGGTTGGTGTTAAATGCTACGCGTCCCTTTTCATGTGGCAAATTGCTTATAGCGGTTTCTTCGCCATTTATAGCGCAAGTTTGGGGTTATATGAGTTTGAATATTTCGGGCGTAGCATATTTGCTATAGTCTTCTTGTCGGTTTGGCTGTATTTCTGCATGATCTATTTTGGAAAGCGTCGCCTTTTATTTTCTCCGGGAGCATTTGATACCCCAGAAGAACCCGGTGTTGCGCTGAATTCAGAATCGTTTTCCGCGCAGGCAGTTCCGGCTTCGCCTGATCCCGTCCCGTCCAAGCCGGAGCTGCCTGCCGTCATCCCTGAAAAGCCGGTTAAAAAGGCCGCGCCGCGAGCGTTGGTGATTGGCCTTGTTGTCGCTCTTGCGCTGAGCCTCGCAGGGAATGTCTGGCAAGGCATTTCATGGGCAAACAATTCTGCGGAATCTGCCGAAAAAATCCGCGTGCTCAATAACAAGCTTACTCAAAAAGAAGAAGCTATTAAAGAATACAGAACAAAAGTCGGAGACCTGAATACCGAGCTTGCCCGCGTCAAGGCTCAGAAAGAGGGCCTATATGACCATCTGGACGCAGCCCTTTTCTTGTACAACAACATTGGATTTATCGTTAGCGGGTCATCGTACTATCACAATTACGAATGCCCGGTGTTTCAAGCAGCAAGCGAATATTGGGCTCACAATATCGAATACTGCCAATCTATCGGATATGGTGCTTGCCCGGTGTGCTGGGATTAAGTTTTGAAAAAGCCCTCGCCGCCTCTGCAACACCGGCGAGGGCTTTTCGGCAGCAGCGGGGAGCGGTCGCCGCTGCTTGCTTTGACCATATCGCGCTTTCCCTTGCTACTTCAATACCAAGACCTTGCAACACGACGGCATTCGACCGCGTTCGACAGACCCACTTTTTGCACCCCAAACAGGCGGAAACCGGAAAAGTTAAGGTGATGTAAATGAACATTCAAGAGCTGTGCAGAATTCGTAAAGAAGAATTGAAACTGACCTACCACGACATTTCCGACGCTTCCGGCGTGCCGCTATCCACCGTCCAGAACTTCTTTTCCAAAATGTCGAAAGCCCCGTCCATTTACACCGTCGCGCCGATCTGCAAGGTGCTCGGCATATCCCTTGATGAAGTGTTCGAAATTACCGAACACTTGACACCAACCGAAGAAACTTTGCAAGCGCGGAATGACGAACTGGAGCGCCACGTGGATGCAAAAGCGGACACGATCGAGATCATGCGGCGCGGAGTGCGTATTCGAAACGGCGTGGTTTTAATTCTGTTTATCATGGTGGTGTTGCTGGCTGCATGGGGTTTGTATATCGATATGCACTGCGCCGACTATGGATTTTGGAGGGGCTGACATGGCGAATTGCATCAAATGTAAAGCAGCGCTGCCGGATGGCGCGCTGTTTTGTCCTATGTGCGGCAAAAAGCAAGCATCTGTCGACCGAAAAGCCACAAAGCGCGGCAACGGGACGGGGACGGTCTATAAGCGCGGCTCTTCATGGGTAGCCGAAATCACCAAAGGCTACCGTGAAGAAGACGGCAAGCTGACCCGCGTGAAAGCGAAAAAATGCGGCTTCCGCACAAAACGAGAAGCCTTAGAATATATCCCTATGCTACGGACGCAAAAGCCCCGTGAAAAGGATATCACTTGGCGCAAGGCATATGAGCTTTGGTTCCCAACGCATCGCGCCGACAAGTCCACGCTGAATTGCTACGCCGCTGCCGAAAAGTATTTTGCACCGATTGAATTTATGAAACTGTCCGCGGTCGAGATTGATGACATCCAAGAATGCATTGATGACTGCCCGCGCGCCAAACAAACGAAAAAGAATATGCGCACCGTGTGCAGCCTGATCTACAAGTATGCCGTTCCGCGTGGATACGCCCCTATGAGTATGGCCCCGTATCTCACCGTCACCGGTGAAAACGCCGCGCCGCGCGCAAGCTTTGGTGCCGACCAGATTGAGAAGATAAAAGAGGCGTGCGGCGTGATTCCATACGCCGATTATATTTACTGTATGTGCTATCTCGGTTTCCGCCCTACAGAGTTTCTCGGCCTGTCGATTGATAACTACGACAAGAAAGAAAAGGTGCTTCGAGCTGGTATCAAGACCGAAGCGGGCAAGAATAGAACCGTCACGATATCCCCCAAGATTCAGCCCATCATAGACCGGCTGTCGAAAAATAAGATATCCGGCGCGCTGTTCTGCAACGAAGAGGGGAAAGCGTTCAGGTATGACTATTTTCGCGACGAGGTTTTCTATCCCACATTAAAGGCCATCGGCATTGATAATCCGATTGAGAACAAACGGCACAAGTATTCCCCCCATACATGCCGTCATACGTTCGCAACACTGATGAAAAACATTCAGGCGTCGGACAAGGACAAACTCGAGCTGATCGGTCACGCAAGCCCCGAAATGCTGCGGTATTATCAGGATGTCAACCTCACCGACCTTCGAAAAATCACCGATGCAATATAATTTTTCTGTTACCCCCTCGTTACCCCCATCGAACGATTTCCCGTTGATATCCCGTCGTTTTTCGGTGACTGGGGGTCAAGAGGCCGTGAGTTCAAGTCTCGCCACTCGGACCAAGAAAAACCTCGAAACCGTTGCGGTTCCGAGGTTTTTTCATATTTAGACTATTCTGGCAAATTCTCGATTATGCCCAATATTTCTATCCTGTTACCCCCGCAGTTACCCTCGCATAAAAGGCCTCTACCCATTGCGGGCAGAGGCCTTTTGGCTAATAGTGCATCATTTTTTAGGATCGCTCATCCCTCGCGAAACATCCCTTGCATCGTCCGAACCTCGGCAGCTCTCTCGATCTGCTTCCTGTGCAGATAGTCATAGAGACACTTCATGCCCTCGGGCGGCTCGCCGTGCTCCTGCCGGTACTTCTGGATGACGCCAGCGACCTCGGCGTGGAGCATCGTCATGTGATGCATCTCTTCGCCGGAAAGCTCGTAAAACGTCTTCGCAAGAGCGGGACATTCGTCCTTGTATTCGAGGGCGCATTTCGCGTACTTCATCGCGTCCTCGATTTCCTCGTCGACCATCGCCGACAGTTTTTCAATGAGTTTCATTTTCTTCCTCGCTTTCTGCAGCTTCGCCATTATTTATGGCATTGGCAAATAGCAGCAAAATTATCCCGAGCAGCAGAGCATCCGAATCGTCGTTCACAGTTTTTCGACCGTGACCGCAAGGTTGTTGACGACCGATGCCACGCCGTCGAGCACCAGCGACAGCAGAGAGCCGTCACAGCCGCAGGCGTTACGCACAATGGCCGTAATATTGAGGTTGGCCACGCCGTTTGCTGCGACCGTCTGAGCTGCCGTAGCGCCGATGATGGCGACGCCGTCCTTCTGCGCGGTCAGGCTGACCGTACCGGCAGCCGTTGGTGCGACTGTCGCGCTGACATTGACAAGGTAATAGCCCTGCCCACACAGTGTAATCGCGTTGCCGTCCTGACGGATGTTGCAGCCATAGCGGCGCGTCGTCGAGCCGACCGGCACGATGCCGCCGACCGCAACGGTGGGATTGCTGACGTTGGTCGTGTAAATTGCAGACTTACTCATATTTTTACCCTCCTAAAAAATTAAAAAGCGGAGCAGCTGTTGCCGCCCCGCTTGCCTCGCCGAATAGGGCGTCAGATGTTGCCGTTGCCGCAGCCGCAGCCACAGAACGGGGAGTTGCCCGCGCTGTAGGTGTAGCCGCTGGGATAGCGCACGACACCGCACATCTGCTCGCGCAGATAGAGCTGGTTGTTGGCCTGCTCAAGCTGTGCGATGCGGCCTTCGAGCTGGCTCTTTTCGAGCGCTGCGAATTTAGCGTCGATGTTGGCGTTGATGGCGTCAAGGCCGCGCTGCGTGGTGCAGCAGCAGTCTGCCATCTGGCGCTGGATGTCGTTGCCGGTCTGCATGATGGCCATGTTCGTGCCGTTCTGCGCGAGCGCGACCTCCTTGCCCAGCTGACCGATGCCGCCCTGCATCTCGTAGCCGAGATTGCAGATGCCGTTGCCGATGTTGGTCAGGCGGTCGTTCAGCTGGCCAAACTGCTGGCCGAAAAGGATTTCCTGCTGCGACGCAGCCGTGGCGTACTGGCCAAACTCGCCCTGGCGGTTCCAGCCGTTGCCGCCAAAGCCGAACATGAAGAGGAAGAGCACGACAATGAGGAACCAACCGGAACCCCAGCCGTTCTCATCGTTCGCACCGCGGGTGACCGCGGCGATATCGCTGAGAGACATACCACTATCCATGTGTCAAAACTCCTTCCTGAAAGATTTTATAAATAAACCGTTGCGCACCGGCTTATTTCAGAAATTGCATAAACTCCTTCGCCTGTTCTTGGAGCTGCTGAAACTGCTCCTGAGACATCTGCCCGGACTGCAAAAGGCGCTCGATCTCCTGCTGCGCTTTCTGAGGCGTCATGCCTCTTGCGAACTTGCGAAATTCTCCCAACATCGCAAGGGGATTATTCGGCCTTGCCGCCCTTTGGCTTCCCATCAGGCTTTCCAGCAACGGATTGTTCATTGACGATTCCCTCCAATCTGGTCAGGCGCTCTTCGATGCTCGTGAGGCTTGCTGCGCTCTGCGTGGGCTTTGGCTCGTAAGGTGTCATCAGATACGGTGTCTTCGACTTGTACCCTGCGTCATCTGTTTTGACATACCAGCCGATCAGGACATCCGACCGAGAGATATCCATTGCGATCAATTCGCTGCGCGGGGCCATCCTGAGAGCATCCACGCCGTTTTCTCCGTTCACGCGGGTAATTTGACCCGCAAAGCCTTGCATCGCTCCTGCGCCGTTCTGTGGGCTTGTAGGGGCATATCCGCCATAGGGGTTATAGCCCATCGGCTGCGGCTGATAAGGATTGCCAAAGTATCCCATGCGCGCACCTCCTTTTGTTGCCTTAATGATAACGAAAAAGAGCCCCCGCAAAGAGCCTGAAAAAGGTCTTTGTAGGGTCTCTTCTTTATGCGTTTTTGATGCCGTCCGCGATTTTGCTGTACGCCCGGCGTCTCCGCGTCTTCACATACTCCGGTGAGACGTGCAGCGTCTCCGCGACTTCGATGCGGCTCTTCCCGCGCACATCGCATTCAATAAGGCAGTACGCTTCGTCGGGTGGCAGTTCAAACGATAAGATATACGCCATGGCCCGTTTGGGGGCCATGGAGGATAATTGCGCGCGGATTGACCTGTGCTGACTGTCCATGCCCGTGTAGGGCTTGCAGAGGCGCTTGCGCGTGGGCTTTCGCCGCCCGCTCCTTCCTGTGCCCAAATCGGACACCGTTATTTTGTCGCTCTCTGGATCATTGTCATGGCTTCCTGCCGCGTGATAAACGCTTGTGGAGCCGTGCCGTCTGTGATGCCTTCCTCTTTTGCCGCATCCCACACAGGTTTTGCCCAGCTCGAAACCGGTTTTGTCCGCTGCTGCGCAAGGTAAGCGTCCATCATCTTGTTAAACGTTGCCTGATCCATGTACTCCTCCATTTCCGGCGGGTACTTGCCCGCCAAGATCATGCTCCCTGTGTATCGCATATGGTCGTCCCACTGGAAATGCGGCTTGTCCGGGAATTTCTTCCAGTCGCCGCCCCACGAAAAGCCGACCTGCTTGCCGATCTGCCCGCAGCGGGCGAAGAACGACGGATCGTCGTACTCATGTTCCTTGACGTTTTTGCAGATGTCGAACGCAAGCCCGGCCTTGACGCCGTGAAACGTCGGGCGCGTCGCGGTCTTTGCCGCGTAGCCGTTCGCGGCAAGATAGCGCTGATACTCGTCATCTCGTACCGTCTCCGTCACCAGAACCGGAAGCCCCGCCTCCTTGCAGAGGTCGAGGAAAATGACGCAGTTTGCGCGCACGTCCGCCCGCAGGTCGGCGATGTCCCTACTGTGATACATTGCCGTCACCCTTGCCGTCGATCACGTCTTGTGCCTTCTGCGACTGCGTGCCGAAGTAGAATGCGATGATGACTGCATAGATCGTCATGAAGTCCTGCGAGATGTTGCCCGTGACGGCCATGTACGCAAATACACCCGTCAGCACCAGCGTCACGATGCTTTTGACGCTCATCAGGTTTGCCAGTCTCTTGCGAATCAGTTCCATGTTATTCGTCCTTTCCTTTGATTTTGATCCCTGCCAGTAAGCCAAGTTCCGCCGTCCACGCGGCGAACCACGCGACGGTCAGGCTGTCCGGCACTACCTTGTCATGTGCGGTCAATGCGAGCACCGCAATGCAGTACCAGCAGAGGTTGAGCACTGCCGCGATGACGTACTTGTCCCGCTTTCTCAGCTTTTTCATAGGGCTACACCCGAAATCAGCCACGCGATAAACGCGCCCGCCAGCGCCGCGAGAGCCTTGTCGGCCAGACTGTCCCAGCGTTTCCCCGCCTTTCCCGTGATGGCCTTTACGTCCTCTTTGATCTCCTTGACGTCTCCCTCGACGGTCTCCTGCTTGGTAGCCAGCACTTCAACCGACGTTGCCAGCCTGTCAAGTGCCGTTTGATGCTCCTGCAACTCGTTGATTCGATGCGTATTGCTCTTGCATCGGCTTTCGATCAGCGCGATATCTGCGTCATCGTAGTGCTTTGCATTGTCCATTTTTCACGCCCCCTTATTTTTATGGTGTTCTCCATTGAGCGTATCATGCCGCCTCCACAAATTCACCACGGGGCAAAAGAACCTGTCGGGGATCCGACAGGTTCTTTTTCTTTACGCCGCTTTCTTCCTCATGATTGCAAGCTGCTCGTCCACCCGCGCGCGGTTCCAATGGCGAATCTTCTTCGGCACGTCCAGATATTCGTACATCGCCGTGCGCTGCTGCTCGTTAAGCCCCGAGCGGAACAGCATTTCCATGATCTGCAAGCCTTTGCTGTAGTCGATGCTGTCGCCGTCCTTGTCCTTCAGCATTTCGCACTCGCTCGCCGCCGCCTTGCAGGCCGCAAACACGCCGGGGGCGATGCGGTACTGCTTTTGTGCCTCCTGCGCATTCTGGATCCATTTGGTCGTGATCTCGTACTGCCCGCCGGAGTTTTCTTTCAGCGCCACCGCCTCGGCGTAGCTCTCGACGTAGCCAAGCGCCTTGTCTTTGCCCTCGTCAGAGAGGCGGGAGAAGGCCCCGCTGCTCGTTGCCTTATCAGCCTGCGCGCGGTAGGCATCGCCCTTCTGCGTCTCGTACTTGCTGTACGAGCTCGCGTTCAGGTCCGCCGCGCTGAATTTCTCATCGCCCTCGCCGCTGTCGTAGGCGTACTTCCCGCGAATGCCCAGCAGGTCAAGCGACTTCTGCGGGAACGAGTAGTTGGACTCGCTCTCGGCCTTCTTGTTGTAGCGGGTTTTGAGACTGCTTTGGATGCTCTCGCCGTCAAGCCCCATCTGCTCCATCAGGTCGCGGCGGACATGATCGTAGGTCGCATAGTCTCCCTGCTCGAGCGCATCATAGAGGATACCGATAAACCGGCTCCTGTTGTCGCTGTTGGCAAGATTGTAGCTGAACTTCTCCACCTCATACTGGAAGCCGAGGCTGCCGCTCGCCTGTGCGATGGTGCGCAGCGTCGCCATAAGGTCACGCTTGATGTTGGCGACCGGCAGACCAAACATCTTGCTCGCCGCAGCCAACAGCGTGAGCGTGGCCTCCTTGCGGGTCTTCTTGCCGTCACCGCCTGCGCTGTCAACAAAGGCTCTCGCCGCGTTGATCAGATCGGAGAAAACCTCCATGTCAGGGCGGGACACATCATAGCCCTGCGCAAGCGAGAGAACATCCTTTGCGAATGGGATTTGCGCCACGGGGTTCATGTTGCTGCCGACGTTTCCGTTCAGCACGACGTTGCTGATCAACTCGAGCGCGTTCTTCTCGTCTCCCTCCACGCCCGTAAAGGCTGAAAGGAATTTCTCCCCGTAGTCCTTGTCGCGGTCATCGTCGCGCAGTCCGTCGACAATGCTCTGTGCCAGCGCATTCACCACATTCGTAACGACCAGCGCCGTCGCCGCGCGCCCCAGCGTCTTCAAAGCCTTGCTGCGCTTCGCCGGGTTCTCCTCATATCGGAAGTTGTCGTAGCTGCGAAGCAGCACGTTCAGGCTCATGATGGGCTCGCCCATAAAGGCTGTCGCCTGCTGCGAGAGGGTGCTCTTGCCACGCATGATGTTGCTGCGCTGCAAGATTCCGTCGACGACCTGCGTCTGATCGATCATATCGGAGAACACATCGTTGACCGCGCTGTAAAATTCGTTGCTGCCCGCGCGGACGTCGGGCTTTTCACGCTTCACCTGCCACTCGCAGGCGTTCCACAGCTTCCCCCACGTCGCGGCGTCCGCCTTGCCCGCAGCAGCGCCCGCGAGGTCGTTCAGCTTGTTCGTCACGCCCTCTTTACCGTAGAAGCGGTCTTTCAGCGTGTACGGCGACGAGATATCGAAACTGCCGACGTCCTTGCGCATTGCGATAGGAGAATGCTCAAGTGCTTTCTCCCAGCCGCTTCCCTTCGTCACGCCGCCGGTCATGCCCTTTGCCATGTCCTTCGGATCAAGAACCGCCGCCGCGCGGAAGAAGGCCGTCGGCTGCTGGATGACGACGCGGATGTTCGCGCCGACAGACGCGCCCTTGAATTTGCCGACGAACTTTCCCATCTTGCCCGTGATCGGCTCAAAGTCTTTCGTGCCAATGCCGTTCTGAATGTCGCCCATCAGTTTTTGCCAGTACTGCTGCGCGCCCTTGCCGCCCTTTTCGTCGAGCAGGCCCTTGACGCTCACGCCGGTCTTATTGCCCGCGTCGTTGCGGTACTGGAAGTTGAAGAAACGGTTTGCGTCCTCCATCGGTGTGAGCCATGCCGCGTAGTCGATCATGTCAGACGCGTGGTCGGCGAACGTATCAAACACGCTGCGCAGTTCCACGGCGTTGTTCGCGTTCGGCGTCACCTGCTGCGCCATGCCGATATTCTTGATGGAGCGCACATTGCCGCTGTCCTTCTCGAGGTTGCTGTGCAGTGCTTCCTTTGCTGACTTGATGGGCCAGTAGTTTTTCTCGGTGAATTTGCGGTAGCCGTAGGCCTGCATGCTCGCGTCGTTGCCGTACTTGGCAAGCGTAGTCGCCGTCAATTCCTGCAAGCCGTCCGCCACGCGCTTCTGCTCGTCCGTCAACTTGCCCGTGATGCGCTCGATATCGCCATCAGTCAAAAAGACCTGCTGCGTGCCGCGTGGCACTTTCGTCCTGCCGGTCTCCGCGCTCTTGATCTCCGGCTGGATGACGCCGCCGCCGAGCAGATGCCCAAGCGCCTGCTTGCGCTTGCTCAGAAGGTACAGTTCCATGATCTGCGGCGTCGTCAGTGTCAGCTTACCGCCGTTTGCGACGGTGATGTCGTGCGTCTCCGCCTCCCACTTGCCGATGGCACTGCCGCGCGCGTCGCGTAGCGCGCCTTTCAGGTCGCCGTGGATAGCCTTCCCAGCAATATCCTTGAAGCCCGCCTCGCCCAGCTCGTCGCCAAGCACCTTCCGCGTCTTCTCGGCAATGTCACGTGCCATGATCTCCTGAGAATCCTGTGCATTGCGCAGCATCCGGTAGATGCTCTTGCCCGTCTCGCCGTAGTGGGCAAAGAACGTGTACGGCGTCTCTAAGCTGATCGTCGTATTGCCGCCGAGCTTCTTCCGCCGCGTGCTCACGTCGGTCTTGAAGGCATCCGCCATCTGCTTTGTGGTCTCGAATTTGCTCTTGGAGAGCACCTTGCCCGCCGTCGAGACGGATTTCTCCACCGCGCGAATGGTCTTCCACATCGTCCCAAGCTCTTCGCGCGTCAGCTCAGAGAGCCGCTTGTCCTTCATGCCGATAACCTGTCCAAGCAGGCCGTCCTTGCCGTCCGTGCCCAGCAGCGACGGGTCAATGACCAGGTCGTCGCCGTCTTTCTCTCGCCCTGAAAGAATATCTTGATACTGATCTCGGAGTGCTTCGAATGCCTGCGTGCGCTGCGTCGGCGTGCCGCTGCCGTCATAGACATGCTTGCCGCTTTCGTCCACGGTGTAGGCGCTTTCCTGATTGATGCTGTTCAGCACTGTCGCCACCGCCGAGCGCATATTCTCGGGGATGTGCTTCGTGTCCGTCGGGCGCAGCAGCTTCTTCGACAGGTCTTTTGCGTGCCGCGTGATCTTCGCGCGCAGCTCGCGGCGCTTCTGCCCCTCGCGGCTCGTTGCGTCCTTCTCACGGTAACGGCCTTTCAGCGCATCCAGCTTTTCCGCCTGCTGTGTGCGAGCTTTCTGCAAGGCTTCCTGCGTGTGGCGCAACTTTACGGCGTCCGTGCGTCCCTGGGCCATCTGGCCTGCGAGTTTCGCGTCCGCCGCGGCCTTGCGCCCTGCCGCTTTCGCCGCGTCCAGCTTTTCTGCCTGCACGTCGGCAAAGGTTTTCTTTGCCTGCGGCAGGTCAAAGAATCGATCTATAATGTCATTCGAAATGGCGCTGACCGCCTGACCCATATAGCCCGCAAACGGGTTATACTCGCTGACGCTGTACAGCTCGTTCGCCACCTCGGCGATGCGGCTAATCTGGTCGCTCACGTTGTTCTCGCGCGTCTCGCTGAAAAACTCAGGGTAGCTTTCCGCCAGCTCAGAATAGACCTGATCGACGTTCGTATGCTCGCCCTTGCCGAGGTTCACCTTGCCAAAGAGGCTGCGTCGGAAGTCGGCATAATCTGTGATTGCCGCCGCGTCCTCGGCGGAGAGCGTGATCTTCGTATCTTTCAGGTACTTGCGCAGCTCGCTATACTCGCGGTATACCTCGTCATCCTTTGCGATGGCGCTCTCTGCGATGCGCTGGGCGATGGCGTCCGCGCGGCTTCTCGCCTCGGTGTAGGTCAGCTCGCCGGTCTCGTCACCGCCGCGTGCAATGTAGTCATACAGGCTTGCAAGGTCGCCCTCGATCTCGCTGCCCTCGATCTCCGCCCCGTAGCGGCGCGTCAGCTCCTTCGCCGCCTTTTCCACGCTCTTGCTGTCGGTGCGAACGCCGTCGCTGCGGCGCGTCTGCCCCTTCCAGTAGTCCACGCGCTGGCGCAAGGTCTCATTCTCACGCTTGAGCGCCGCGATCTCCTGCGCGTTCTCAGTGCCCTTGAGGGATAGGAACTGTGCAAGGCTCGATACCTGCGGCGTCGTGCCGTCCTCAAAATAGGCCTTGATGTCCGCAAGTACCTTGTTCGCGTGTGTGCCGCGCGGGTATTCCGTGCTCGATACCGTCTGCCCGTCAGGCGTATCAAGGTCAAGAATGACCTCACCGCGATTATGGCTGATAAAATCAGAAAGAGAATCGAGCTGATTCTTTGTCGGCATAACAGAGAGGTTAATTCCGCCACTTTCCGGTGAAATACGGATATTGCCCTCGCTCATAAACTGAACTATGCTGCCGCTGTAATCGCTGCCGCCGTAGTCATCGCCCAGCGCGTCGCGGATGTCACGGTGGTCGACCGTGCGATATCCGCCGGGGCCTCCTTCGTGCCTGCCGGAGAAGTCAAGTTTCTTGCCGTTCGTCAGGATGTATCCGGTCTCCGACCACTTGTAGGTATGCCCGAAATACTCGTCCGCGTCCTTGCGGTGCTGCTTCTTCTCTTCATCGGTGTACTCTTTCAGTGAATAACGCTTCTTGACATTCTCTCCGTTTTGGGGTACACTGCTTTCAGAAGCATTGGTGGACACCCCAACAGGGCGATTATTCGCTTTAGCTGTACCATTTCGGTACTGAAGGGGCGGTGCCGATGCTTTATTTTTATTTTCATTAAGCTGGATGGAGTAGACAAATTCTCCGTCCGGCTTTTTTCTTACATTTGCCAGCAGGTCATACACCTGTCCATCGATCTGCACGGTTTTGACGAAATACTCCCAGCCGGTCAGATTTTGATGTGCCTGCGTTTTCTTCCCCTGCTCGGCTTTACCTCCGTTGTAGGTCGCGTTTTCTACAAGCTCAAAGATGCTGCCATCCGCTCCGGTATTGATTTTCGCCTTCCATCCCTTTTGAGAGGATTTTTTATCGCCGTACACATTCTTGCGAAGGTCTGCTTCATCAAACTTCGCGTAGTAGGTGTTGATGCCGTCGCTGAACTTGGCCGTGCGCCCCGCGTATTCGTTGCGCATGATATCCATAAAGGCTTCCATGCGCTCTTTGTAGGACATTTTCTTGACATCCTCGCCGGTTTCGTAGACCTCGACGCCGTCCTTGTTCTTACCCTTTAAGTCAAAGCGCACGCCGCCCTCTGTGGCGGCATTTTTGCTGTTCTGCGCCGCCGCCTCAAATGCCTGTTGCAAAAGCCCCTCCGCTGTCTGTGCCTGCTGTTTCGCCTTGCCGGTCAGCTTGCCCACGATCTCGCGGATGGCGTCACGCAGCTTTTCAAGCAGCGTGCGGTCTTCGCTGTGCCTGCGGATAAACTCGTTCAGCACGTCCGTGTTGGCGATCATCTCGCCCGCGTAGTTCGCTGCAGCCTCGTCCAGCGCTTCATCCACGCTGATCTCAACGCCCATGCGGTTATACTGCTCATGCAGAATGTTCGCCGCCTCGGCAACGTCGGGGTCTTCCATAATGGCATCGCGGAACGCCGTGTACTGCTCGGGCGCAAGCTCCTGCACACGGTGTGTCCACTCATGGCCGACGACCTGCATCACGGGGTCCTGCGCATCCTTTGCAATGCGGATTTCGTTGCCCTCGATGACGCCGTTAGCCGTGCCGCCACGCACCGCGTCAGCCATGCGCACGCGCACGCCGAGCGCCTTTGCAACGGTGTTGATCTCGTCTGCCGTCGCACTGTCCATTTCACGTGAAACGTAGTCATCATAGACAAGGCCGCTGCCTCCGTCGCTCTCCTGCGCAAAGGTCTTCTTGCGCGCCTCGGCCTTCGCGTCGTTCTGCCCTGCGACATAGCCTGCATAGGCCGTCTCATTCGTCGGGTTCGGGTTCGCCTTGCCCTCCACGCCCGCATTGTAGGCGGGGATAAAGTCCGCGACGTGCTGCGCCGTGTCCTTGCCCTCCTGATACGAGCCACGAATCGCCTTGCGCCCACTCTCACCGAGGGAGTTATCGAAGCGCGCGAGCGATTGAAGCGCCGCATTCGCGCCAATTTGTCCGCCACCAAGAACACCGCCGACCACTGCACCGCCGAGAAATTCCTCTGCGGATGTACGCGGGTTCAAAATGGCGTTTTCATCCCTCATTGATGCGATCGGATTGCCTTTCTTGTAGGCGACGTTCTGCGTCGCTCTTTCAAGAATGCCCTGCACAACTTCCTCTTTACCTTCTTCAAAGGCTGATTCAAGCCATGCTTTCCACGCAGCGGAACCGTGCTTCAACTGTTCGGGAAGCGTCTGAATACCGCCGCCAACTTCAACGGCAGCATTCATCAGGCCGTTTCCTGTGGCATAAAGGGCGGCCTTCGTGCGAGCGGTGTTGTTATCCACTCCGGACTTCTCCATGTCATCAAGTGCCTGCTCGTAACTGGAACCTACGACTTGCGAGAATGAAAGCCAATACTGCGGGTCTTTCCCCATCGCAAACACGCTATTGCGGATCGTGTTTGCAATGCTCGGGGCCATTTCCGTTGCAGCGGTCTTCGCAAGCGTCGTTGACGTCGCCCCGAGGCTGGCACCTGAGGTGAGCACAGCTGCGACCGCCTGCGGGACTGCTGCGACGGTCGATGCGCCATACCTGTTAAAAATCTCCGCAGCCTTGCCGCCGCGCTCAACATTCGCCGCGTACTTGTTCTCTATCTCTTGTCCCTCATTTCGAATGCGGCGCTGTAACTTATTTGCAAGACCGGAATCCGACAAATCGCCGAGCTGCTGCCCGGAAACTAACTCAAATGGGGAAAGTGCAACATCTTCCGCAAGCGCAAGCGTGTCGGCAATTCCCTGCGCGGCTTGGTTGATGCCTTTCATAGTTGCTCCGGCAATGCCCTTTCCAACGGAATACTTCTGCTGTTTCCCGGGTGTTCTGTTCCCCGAAAATGTTGCTTTGCCAAGCCTGCTTTGGTTCTTCGGCATCACGACATTCTGCCGCGTCACTGGCGTCGTCTTCACCGGGCTCGTGCGATATACTGTAGGTGGAGAAGAGACCGGGGCGCTCGCGCTCCCGGTCTGCATCAATTTCCCGCGCCGTCCCTGCGCAACAGTGGTCGCAATTGGCTGCTCGGTCTTTAATTTCTTCTCTTCGTTATTGGTGTTCAGTGCTACCAGCTTTCCCATATCAGTCCTCCGTGTAAGTCAGCCCGTATTCGTTCAGCATCTTCTGCACGCGCGCCTTCTGCTCGTCGCTCAGTTTATCCCAGAAAGAATCAATACCTCCGACAGCATAATCGGTACGCCCCTGTGCAAGCATCGTGCGCAGACTGCTCATAGCCGCATTGAAATTGCTCGAATTATAGCCTTCGCTTGAACTGCCACCGTTCTGCCCTTCCAGCCAGTTTTCATAGTCGGAATAGAGGCCGCTCGAAGATGTAAAGCCGTACTTCTGGTAGTTAGCCTTCTGCGCAAGCCAGCTCTTGGGGTTCCCGCTCGCCTGTGCCGCAGCAAACAGGCCTTCGTAGTCCATCGCTCCGCCGGTAGCTCCGCTACGTGTCCCGCCACCGGAAGTCCGGCGAGAGCCACCGCCGCTTGCCTTCCCCGCCGCTGCCTGCGCGGCCTGCTGCAATTTATACTGCCATTCCGCATTATAGCGTGCGTCCTCGATGGCGTCGCGTTCCTTCTGGTAGTTATAGTTGAGCTTGTCCTGCTGCTTCTGATACGCCAGCGCATCCGCCGCCTGCTGGTCGCCCACCTGATCGCGCGCAAGCTGGTAAAGATAGTTGCGGTCAGCCAGCCAGCGGTTGTAGTTGTTGTCCTCAAGGCCGATGAGCGTATTCAGGTCGGCGCGGTCAGCATTCAAGCCGTCCTGATACATGCTATAGGCAAGCTGCTGTAATTCGGGAATCTTGTCCGTCATCTGGCTCATCTGGTAGTCGCTCGCCTGTTGGCTCGCTGCCACCGCCGCCGTGGACGGCATCCCGCCCGTCATCACTGCCGCCTTGCCGAGCACATCCTCAGCGCTGCGGTCTGCCTCGCGCGTGTACTGCTTGCGATACTGCTGATAGAGCGGGTCGCTCGCCGCGTCGTAGGAAAACGGCGTGCGGTTCAGCAGCGCGTCGAGCTTTGCGCTGATCTGTCCGCTCTGATCGTAGTTGTAGTTGCTGTCGCCCAGCTTATCAAGCCAGCTCGTGTCAGCCTTTGCAGGGCTCGCGCCCGTGCCGAGTTTGATGTACTCGCTGCCGTCCACGCCGCCGGAATAGTCGTACTTCGCGCGGATTTTCTCCGCTGCGTCGTGCGCCGCTTGCTGGCCCGCCTTGTCTCCCTCGGCATATGCCTTGTTGTAGGCCTCGGTATACTGCCGGATGAGATCAAGGTCTCCCGAATCGTTGATGAGCGTCAGGTCTGTATTCTTGTGTTTGAAATTATCTGCCATTGTCCCCTCACTTTCTGCCGCCCGTCACGTATTCGTACTCGAGCGCATAGAGCCGGTATTCTCCTGTGGCTTTGATTTTTAATCTAAAGTGGTCGCAGCGGCGGATCGGGCAGTTGAGCGTGAAAACGTCTTTCTCCTGTGCCCCGCAGCGGTCGACCTCTTCCCACGCGCCGCCGTCGAACTTGACAAGGAACACGACCGTTGCACCCTTCTCGCATTCCAGCCGCGCCCGCACACGCTGCACGTGCTTCGCGTCAAACGATCCGCCGTCATAGTCGGCAAACTCCGCCTCGCTAATAACAGCGCCCTCGCGTGTTGCGCCGGTCGGGATATCTGCCGGGTTCCCCAGCAGCACGCACCCGCCGTCTACTAAGGCCATGATACCGCCCGAATAGGACATTTGCACCACGGCAAGCGCATCTTCCTTATGCCACACGCCGTTCTCGCTGCTGTAGCAGTACAACGCCGCCTTGCCATCTTCTTTCAGGCTCACGTAGTAGTTGAGGCCGTCGCTTCCTCCCACCGCGTCGGAGAGGCGCACATCGTCGCCCAGCGTGCGGGAGATGCAACGCGGCATGCCGCCGCTGTACGCCATGATACCGACCATCGAGAGGTAATAGAGCGTTTCACCCGCCACAGCAAGGCTCTTGTGGCTGCCCTTCATTACGCCGAGAACAGCACTCGACATGAGCTGGAAGTTTGTCGGAATCGTGCCGTACATCTTGAATATTTTGTCTTCTTTGAAAAAGCACGGGTAGCCAAGATAACTCACGCACGCCGTGAATGCTCCCGCCGTGCCGCTCTCCACGCTGAACGCGTCCGTGGATAGTCCGTCAAACACGTTCCAGTTGTACGGGTCGCCGAGCTTTGAAGCAAAGATGCTGTCGCCCTTGCAGCCCCACACGCGGTTTTCGTTCGTGCAGACGAAGTCCATATCGGGAACGATGCGCTTGAGCGTGACTGTTCCGGGCTCCGTGATGCTTTCCTGCCCGTCGGGCAGGCGGAAGGTGTTTTCATAAAAGCGCAGCGTCTTTTTGTCCTCGCTGATCTCGCGGATGATGGGCGTGCGGTTGTTGTACGGCATCTTCGTGCAGCCGGAGATCGTCACCGCGTCGCCAACGTTGAACGGGAACGCCGCACCGGTCGTCGTGATGCTATTTGCCGCTGCCTTTTCATCGGCATACGTGCCATTCCCGAATTTCAGCCCCGCCACGGCGTAGTTCGCTTCCATCGGCTTGATCGTGCCGTCCTTTTCGCACACGATCTTGTCGGGAAAGATGAGCACGCGCTCGCCCAGTGCGCAGAAAGTCTTTTCGCTGTCTGCGACTGTCGTCTTCTCTTCGCCGTTGACGTAGAGCTTCGCTCCGTATACCTCGTAGAGCTTGCCTGCGCTGAAAATGCCGTTCGCCTTGCCCATACCCTTGCGGACGGTATATCGCCGCGAACGGGGAGCGAGAAGCGGGAAGTATCGCGCCGACAGGTTTTTCATGTCGTAGAGTTCGCCGCCCGCCGCACCGAACGTGTGGTTGATGCCTCCGAATTTCTCTTGCTGCACGCGCCGGTTCGTATATGCCGTGATCTCAGGCAGTCTCATCCGGGCCCTCGCTTTCTTTCTTCTCTGGCGCTTCCGTGCCGTCGCAGATCATCGCGATATTGCGAAGCGACTGCCGCACCGCCGCTACCACGTCCACCGCGTCGCCGTTGACGTTCAAAATGCCGATCAGGCGCATCGCGTGCGCCGCTTCCTGCTTGATCTTTTCATTCATGCTCTTTACCTCCAATCGGGTTGCGAATAGCTCCCGTAATTGTTGACCGGTCGAACCGATAGCCAATTTGTGTTGTAATACGTCCCAATGTTGACGATCGCGCGGTATCTCTTCCAGTTCGGATAGGCATACGTCCCGACGTTGACGACCGCCTTCGCGCTGCCTCCGCTGCCGCCGCCGCTGTACGTCGTTGCCGTGCCGGAATCGCTGTAATCTGAGACGATCCACGATCCGCCCCAGTAGTACATGTTGCATATCCATTCGTATGCCGTGCCCGGCGACAGGCCTGTGATCGTGCCGACAAAGGTGCTCGTCCCACCGCCGACCTCGCTCGAATCGAACGAGAATGTCCCGACGCCCGTGATGCGGATGTCGATTGAGCGCTTATACGTGTAATCCGACGCGCCGCCAGTAAACCGTGCGTAGACGCTAAGCTGTGTCCCGTCTCCGTCGACCGGTGACAGCGTACAATAAAAGCTCGCCATGCCTTACTCCTCGATGAAAAACACCGTGCCATACGGCGCGGCACTTGGCGGCGAAGCCCCAAACATGTAGTTGCCGCTCAGCACCAGATAGCCGCCGCCGAGCGAGACGACAGGGTAGTTGCTGGCATCGTCTTTTCCGATCAATGCAAACGGCCCCAGCTCGGATTCAAGAAAGATATTTCCCGCTGCGTGCATCTTCATGCCACCATAGGTCGCCGTCAGACCGACGCCGACCTGCCCCGTGCCCGTGTAGGCAAGATCCATGCTGCCGACAGGGGTGTCTCCGGCCAGCAGGCTCACGCTTCCGCCGCGCAGCGCGCCCGCTGTCAGCGTGCCATAGATGTTCACCGCATCCACGCACAGATCAATGCTGCCCGTGCTCGCTACCTGCACGCCGTTGTAATTGAGCTTGAAGGTCGTGCCATTCTCGCCGCTCGTCGCGCCCAGCGTGAAGCCGGTCGCGCTCTGGTCAAAGATGCTCTGCGCTTGCGTCGCGTCGATCTTGGTGCTCACCGTCGCGTGGATGCCGTTCACGTCCGCCGTCAGGTTTGTCACGCTGCCGTTCAGGTTCGAAATGCTCGCCTGCAACCCCGTCGCCGTCGCTTGCAGCTGCGTGATGTTCCCCTCGGCGTCGCCGATGCGCGCGGCGAGACCGTCTGCTCTCGCGCCGAGTTGGGTAATGTCGCCCTTGGCGTTTGCAATCTCCGCAGATAGTCCCTCCGCCGTGATGCTCAGCTCATTCACGTTCTTGTTCGTGTCCTCGATCTTGGCGTAGATCGGTTCGCGGATATTCTTGATAAACTCGCTCAGTGCATTTTGATTGATGTTGCTCCCGTCCAGATTGAAGAGCGTATACCGAAGCTGTTCCAGAAGCACGAAAAGGTAGTCATAGACCCCGTTGATCTGCTCCTGCGTGTCTTTGCCTTCGCCGTTCGGGAAGGTCGTCTCCACCAGCTGAAATGTCGTCGGCACTTGTCATCACACCTTCCAGTTGCCCTTGCTTTCTTTGCGGTTTTCGCGCCGCCACCATGCCATAGCATCGGCCACCGCATCGTTGGCAATGGCGTGGTCGTTGGCATAGAGCGCGCTGTCCTGATTGTAGGCGTCGAGCTGCGCTGCCAGATATAGGTGGTAACACTCGTTGTGCCCGTCCGGCAGCAGCAATTCCATATCATCGACGCTTGCTGTGTCATCCTCCACGCTCACCTTGAGAACGGGGGCTTCCTCCCCCATCATCTCGGCGATTCGGTGCTCAAGTACCATGAGAATTTCCGCCTTGCGCGGCGTGCTCAATTTGTTAGGCCGCAGCGCATCCGCGTCACGGATAGCTTCCAGCATTTTCATACATTAGACCTCCGTGAAATACTGTCCCACGAGCTCGTGCGGCAGATACTGGAGAGTGATTTTGTTACCGGACTGCTCACCGATACGCTCGCAGAGGTACGTCTTGCCGTCCTCGCTATCGAGGTAGTACTTGCCATACTCGTACTCCATGCCGCGGCTTGCGGGGATGGGATCATCCTGCGTGCCCGCGTGCGCAACGTCGATCACGACCCAGAGCGCGGGCGTTGTGCTCGGCTTCCAGCCCTCCTGCGAGGTGTGCGCCTGCTGGCACTTGTAGAGCTTGCCGCCGTCGCTTACGCGGTTGCCCTCAATGTAGCTGACGGGGTATACCCACTTCGGGAACAGCTCGACCGCCGTTGCTGCGTCGCTGTCCGGCAGGCTCGTCGCCGCCGCTTCGATCATCGGGCGCAGCCTTGCCGCGCGCTGCGGCGTGATGCTCTGGCCGACCAGCGCCGTGACGGTTGCCTCCGAAAGCTCGGATTCCGTGGGCTTTCCCATCTTGATACTCACCGTGCCGTCGCGGTGGTCGGTGATGTCGCCAGCAAGGCTGTACTCGCTGTTGTCGTACTCGTTGACGACCTCTTTGGTTTCGCCTGTGGGCTTGCCCTGCTCGTCCAGCACATCCACCATGTCGCGCTGGACGATGCTCCACGGCGTATTGTCAGGCAGCAGTGCCGCTACGGCGTCGTAGGACATGGTCAGATAGATGGTTTTGGTATCACGGCCGTTCCAGTTGCGGTCAACAAGGTTGCCGTTGACCGTAGCGGGATATTCCGTGTTGTTGACTTTTACGTAGATACTCATGTGCTGCTCCTTTCTTATTGCGGCGTGGCGTTGGCTTGCAGCCACGTCAAGAGATCACCGGTGGGTAATTCATCAAAAGTGATGGTGCGGTATACCTCCCCCCGCCAGCCGTTTCGGTAGGCGAGTTCCCTGGTCTCGGTAACCTTTCTATAGTAGATTAAAGTTCTTACACCGTAAGTGTCGTCGTAGTCTCGGATAAGATGGTCGTAGGTAAAGCCATAATAGCCAGACACAAAGCTGACAGCAATCCCGCTACTATACCCCCAGAATTTGTCTGGCTGCGACGTTATATCAATGGTTTCGTTGAAGTACCACGTCAAGCTCACATCCGGCTCAAAGTTGATGTCATACCCCGTCCCGCCGATAAGCGTCCTGCCTTTGAGGATATTGTACACAGTGCCGTTGACGAGACATTTCCCGCCCATAACTTCGTAGGCCGTGCCGTTGACGAGGGTTTTGTGTGTAGCGGGAGGGGGTGGCGTGACATTGCCGGAGCTGTCGACTTCCATGTCGGGCGGAAGAATGAGCGCGGGGCGGATGCCAGCTGAGTTGGATGCTTTGTTGGCCTCGCAGACGCCGTCGTAGTTGACGAGCCACACCAAGCTGGTGTTGTAGGTGACCGGGGAGCGGAGCCACCAGTGGTCGGCCGAGCCGTTCAGTTTCGCAATACGCTTGTTGTTGGCGGACGTGCCGGTTCCGGCCTCGAAGTAGGACAGCTTCGCACCGTCTACCGGGAAGTAGGAGTTATCGCTGGTCGTGAAGCCAATCTCGTAGCCAGACAGCAGAAATATCTTCGCGGACAGGCCATTTGCACCGCTTTGATCCGAGCCACCGGAGCCGCCGTTCTTACGGTACGGGATCTTCACCTGCTTGATTGCGTCCCTGATGTTGCTCTCAAACGCGTTCAAGACCGTGCTGTTCAGTATGCTGTGGATGGTGCTGTTCTCCAGATTGTTCACATCCGAGCTGTGCCATCGGGTGGCCTCGAAGATGTCCTTCATCAGCAACCAAGTGCCGTCGCAGGATTCGTCGTACAGAGAACTCGGTTTGCCCTGATGGACGACGATAAACTCTTTCGCTGCACCGTTGACGTTCAGTTTGACGATACTGCCGACGGCTTTGGTGCCGAGTTTTGCATTTGCCATCTCAGCGCCTCCTTATTGAAAGTACCAGTTGATAGCGTAGTTCTCGGTGGGCGTGGTCTCAACGTTCACCAGCGTCTGCTTGACGATGTTGCCGCTTGCGATGTAATCGCTTCCGCGAGACGCCGCCACCAGCCCGCCCGAGCCGTTGCCCTTGATGAGCTTGGTGGTGGAGGGGACATTGACGGGGCCTGCGGGGCCCTGCGGGCCGGTCGCACCGGTTGCGCCTTTCTCGCCCTGCTCGCCCTGGTCTCCCTTGGGGCCTTTGATGTTGACCGTCGCGGGATTCGCAAGCCCGCCGTCGTTCGTCCAACTCAGGTCTCCCGCCGCGGACACAGCAGGGGTAAAGGTCGCGCCTTTTGCGCCGTCCGCACCTTTCGCGCCATCCGCACCGGCGGGGCCCGTCTTGCCTTGGGGACCCGTCAGGCCTTGCGGGCCGGTTTCACCTTGCGGACCAGTCTTGCCCTGCGGCCCCTGCTCACCCTGCGGGCCCCTTGGTCCCTCTGGGCCGGTATCGCCCTTCGGCCCTGCCGGACCCTCGGGGCCAGTTGCGCCCGTCGCGCCGGTTTCGCCGGTATCGCCTTTCTCGCCGCGCAACCCCCTTGGACCCTCGGGGCCGGTGTCTCCCTTCGCGCCGTCAGCACCGGCAGGCCCCCGTGCGCCCGTGTCGCCCTTCGGGCCCTTGAGGTTCACGGTCTGCGGATTCGCCTTGCCGCCGTCGTTCGTCCACGACAGGTCGCCGTCGTCGCTCATACTCGGCGTGAATGTCACGCCGTCCTTACCGGCGGCTCCATCCGCGCCTTTGGCTCCATCCGCGCCCGCTGGTCCCGTAGGACCTTGCGGACCAACTTCGCCTTGCGGTCCGGTAGGACCAGCCGGGCCGGTCGGGCCAACGTCGCCCTGGTCTCCCTTGGGGCCTTGGGCTCCCGTGTCTCCCTTATCGCCCTTTGCACCTTGCAGGGGGCCGTTATTGATGAACTTGCCCGTCGTGCCGTTCAGGATGTAGATATCGTAAGGCTCCGCCGTGCCGACGCCGTAAGCGTCACCCGGCTGCGCAGTTGCAAGCTTGGCTTCGTCCAGCGCTCCTGCCGTGTCGTAATAGCCCAGCACCTTGAAGCCGCTGCCTGTGTCTCCCTTCGGGCCCTGCGGGCCCGTGTCGCCCGTCGCACCCTTCGGTCCCTGCGCACCAGTATCGCCCTTTTCGCCCTGCGGACCTGTCGGGCCTTGGATGCCCTGCCCGCCTTGCGGGCCGCGAGGCCCGGTCTCGCCTGTATCGCCCTTGTCGCCCTTTTCACCTTGGGGCCCAGTGTCGCCGGTATCACCTTTTTCACCCTTGGGCCCCTGAATGCCCTGCGGGCCACGCAGGCCTTCCAGTTGTTCCTTTGTGAAGTCGGAGTAGGTAAAGGCGTCACCCTTGTCGCCCTTATCGCCGGTCTCGCCCTTTGGACCGCGTTCGCCAGTCTCTCCTTGCGGACCCGCCGGTCCAGTCTCTCCTTGGTGGCCAATGGGTCCTGTCGGGCCGACCGGGCCAGTTTCGCCCGTATCGCCTTTAAGCCCTTGCGGGCCGGTGTCACCAGTATCTCCCTTGGGGCCGACGGGTCCCTGCGGGCCAGCGGGGCCGGTCTCGCCTTGAATGCCCTGCTCTCCCTGTGGGCCGCGCGGGCCGGTTTCACCTTTGGGGCCCTGCGGCCCCGTCGCGCCGGTCGCGCCGGTATCACCTTTGGGCCCGACCTCGCCCTGCGGCCCGGTCGCGGCAACGCCCGTGTCGGCAAAAGCGCCCGCCGCGGCGTCCCACTTGAACCAGTTGCCCGTGGTCTCGTCGACGTATGGCATCTTGGAAACCGCCGTCTCCGCATCCGCCGCCGCCTGCAAAACCTCATCGACCCAGCTTTGGTAGCCCGGAGGCGGTGTTTCGCCGCTGTCTTCCAGCGTTTCGCGCACGCGCGTCTTGTATATCTGGCTCTTTACGATAGTATCGCCCACGGTATAGCGCAGCTCTGCCGCGCCCTCACCAGCAACCGCCGTATCAACGCTCGATACCAGCCACACGAGCGCGCCGTTATCTTCCGTCACCGTCACGGGATACGGCTGCGCATCGCCGTTTCGCTGCACGATCAGGCTCGCCACGCCATCGCCATAGCCCTCGCGCCACTTTCCCAGCACGTCAAAGACGACCTTGCGCGCCTGATTCTCGCCCCTGCGCCCGAGCTTGATCTCTTCGAGCGCGTAAGCATTTTCAATAACCATGTTGTCACCTCTCTTATGGAAAACGGCGCAGCAAGAGCGACTTTTTCGTCCCTTGCTGCGCCGTGTCGCAACTCATTTTTCGTGTCTCGCGGTCGTATTCACTTACGCGTTGTGGGCCTTCGCGCTCTCAACGTAGTCGCTGCTCATCGTCTGGATGAGATTTGCGGTCGAGGCATCCTGTCTCATCTGGTTCTGGATGGCCCACAGGAACTTTCTCTTGACCTGTACGGTCACGCCGCGCTGAATCAGGCAGCTTTCGCCGTTCACGCACACCAGCAGGTCATCCTTGTACTTGCCGCTGTCCTTGAACAGGCGGACGCTGACGTACTCCTCGCCCGCGGGGGCGGCGTTCACAGCCGCAACGGCGTTCTTTGCTTCGCTCATCGGTCTTTCCTCCGTTTCAGTGGCGGGGGCGGCGTTCACAGCCGCCCCCTTGGTGGTTAGGTCAGCGGGGTCTCGTCAAACGTAGAAGTGGTCTCCACGCGAATCATATATGCCTCAACCAGACGTTCGGCGACCTTGGTTGCCTTCCAGCCGACGGTTGCGCGCTGGTTCAGCGGGTCAGCCGTACCGGCAGAGCCGAGCGGCTTGACGATGTGCTCAAGACCGCCGCCGGTCAGCTCGGTCGTGCCGTAAGCCTCCGCGCCCATGATGAGGGTGGAGTAGACGTTGCGGCCCTTCGCACCGGCTTCGCCCGGATAGATGGCGGTCGACGCCGCCGGGTTGGTAGCAGGCGCTTCTTTCAGCGTGATCGTCGCGCTGCCAGCAGCCGCAGCCGTGGCGCTCTCGATCTCAAGAAGTGCACCACCGATGACGACCTCACGGCCAGCCAACTTTGCGGCATCAGCAGTAGTGATGGCCTCGTTTACGGTCAAGACCTTGCCGGATGCGCTCTTGACGGTCAGGTCGCGTGCGCCCTCAGTCAGGTCATCCGCGTGGAACACCTTCGCTTCGGTCGTCTCGATGAAGCGGACGCCCGCGATCTTGCCGATCTCGTCGTCGTAGATGTTGCTGGTGTCCTTGTACTCGTGCGGGCGCTTCCAATCAGGGTCATCCTGAATGTCGTAGGAACAGTCAGGGTGAATGATGGCCCAGTAAGAACCCTCATAGCGCGGGGCGTTCATGGTTTTCAGGAAGCGAACCGCCTTGCGGACGGCGCGCACCGTGAAATAGTGGTTGCCCGCGGCCTCGCCGCCAACGAGCAGATGACGGCCCGTCACCTGACCTTCGCCGTACTGGACGTTGGAGCCGCCGTTGATGACCTCGCGGGTGATGGTGTCGAGCGTGCGGCCCGCCTGAGAGCCGAGCAGCACCGTCGCTTCCTGCAGGTTGTTGTCGATGGCGGTCAGGTCGAGGATATCGGAAATCTCGACGAAATCGCCGTACTGGTCGACCTGCGCGGTCAGCGTGGTCATGGACAGCTTACGGCCCTTGGGCGTAACGCCTTCGGTGATGGGCGTCAAGGCCTTGGGCAGCGGATCATACTTGCGGAACTCGATTTCCTTGCCCTTACCCTTGGGGATGTTTCGCTTCTGCGCGAAACGGTCATGCACCAGCTCAGGTTCGGCGTTGTCGATCAGAGTGTCGCAGTAGTAGGTCTTCATCTCGCCCGAGAGACCGGCATCGGTCGTCACGTTCGTCTGGCCCTCAAACAGGCTCAGAATAACGGGCAGAATGAAAATGTCTTTGAACTTCTTCATAGAGTTTTGTCTCCCTTCTTGCAGTCGGTAAATTAGGCGGGCATCAGAATACGATGCGCTCGCCGCGCCGCACGCGCCTTGCGATCTCTGCGCGGTCGGCCTTCGTGAATTTGCTCGGATCACTCTTAACGATGACCCCCGGCTGGGAAGTGGTTCCGTTCTCGTTTGGGCGCATTCCTTTCGCGCGGACGTTATCCATCACGCGCTTTTCCATCTCCGCCGCAGCTTTCGCTGCGCTGCGAGCCTGAATGTCGCCTAAATGGGATACCTCGTAAGCGTCTTTTACAGGAACGCCCGCACGCAGCATCGCAATGAAACGCGGATTCTCCGCGACTTCGCGCTTGAGGTCGAAGTCAGGGTACTCGCCCGGCGCGTCCGCCGTGCCGACCAGCTCACTCGCCTGACGAATCCAGTCGTTATAAGTCTCGTCGGCTTTCTGCTGGCGCTGCCTGTCTTCTTCCTGACGTTTGAGCGCTTCGTTTTCCTGCTGCATCCGCGCATACTCGCGGTACTGTTCAACGCTCATGCCCATGCTCTCCGCTTCCGCATTGTAGAGCACGCTATTGAGCGCCGCATCGCCCTCAAAAGCCGCACGCAGCTTACTCATATCGCCGTCCGACACGCCATAATGGCGCATCAGTGTGTCGATAATGGGCTGCGAATCGGCGATTTTCTGGTCTTTGGCCTTCTCTTCGCCAAATCTGCGGTTGATGATGCGCTGCGTCTCCGCAGTGTACACGTCCTTGTATTTGCCGTTTACGAGGTCAAGGAACTCCTTTTTCAGGTCTTCCCCGCCTTTTCCCGCAGCCCCGGCGTCGCGCTGCTGCATCTTCGCGCCCTCGCCCTTCGGCTCGCCAGAAGAGGCCCCCGTATCGTCAGGTGTCTCCTGCTTGCCGAACACGACGTTGGCGTATTCGCCCGTTTTGCCCTTCCGGGTGGGAGAAGAGCTTGCATTTGTAGTCTCGCCCTGTGCGCTCGCGCCTCCCTCAGCGCCGCCCGATGCACCGGCAGCGGCTCCCGCAGCGGCAGCGCCGCCGTCAAAGAGGCTCAGGATCACGCGAAGCGTGGTTTTGAGGTTCATTGTATCCCTCCTGCTTGTCAAATCGCGGATATTCAGCCCTCCGTGTAGGCCGTGCAGCGCTTCCCATCATCCGCAGAGGGAGGGGAGAGCGGCGAAAAGATGAAGAAAAACGCCAACCCTCCCTCGCGGGCGTATGAATAGGAGGAAGCCACTCGCACGCCTAAAGCGTAACATGCGGCTTCCTCCAACTCACCACGGGTGAGAAAAATTTTTTTAATTTTCTTTGACGTGCACGAAGATCGCGTCCGGCCTCGTGTCTTCCAGCTGCTTGAGCCCGATGCACGCGGCGATGAATGCCGCCTCGATGCGCTCGTCGCCGCCGCAGTGGATGAGGAAGCGCGGCGCACCATCGTCTATCTCGAAGCCATAGACCTCGCACTCTCCCTCAGCTTCCATGTTCTTCACATAGCCGCCGAAGGCATACATCACGCCAGTGATATAGTTGCAGCATTTCTCGTCCGCAGAATGGCCCTCGCACAGGATCATGTAGCGACCGATCTCGTGCTCGATGTGAACCATCGTCATGCGATTACACCCCCGGCATTGCCGCGCTGCTGCCCGCGTCCATGTTCGGCTTAGCCTGTTCGGCAAGCTTCTGCATGTACGGTGTCTGCGCGCTCTGTGCGTCGGCGTTCTTGCTCTCAATTCCGCCGCTGCTGCCGCTCTTGCGTGTCGAGCCGCCGCTCTGCGTGCCGCCCGCCATTCCGATGCCCATGTCCTGTCCCGTAAGCTGCTGGATAACCGCGAGCGCCTTTTGCAGCTGATCGCTCTGCTGCTGCACGACGTTGTAGAGCGTCGCGCCCTCGTTGACCTGGCTCTTGATCTTGTCGATTCCTTCGAAGTCCATCATGTCGAGCGCAATCATACTTTCCTGTGCCCTGTCCGGGGAGAAGAATCCAAGCGAATACAGCTCTTTCGCCCGCTCGTTCTGTTCCGCGCGGGAGAATGGGTTCTTCTTCTGTGCCTTGATCTTGATGTCAAAGACCGGTCTGCGGAACAGGTCATTGCCGAGGCTGTCCACACCCGTCACCTGATCGCCAAGCTCGTTCACGCCGATCTGCGCATACTCGTAGGGCATTTCATTCGTGATGCGGAAAGTGCGCGCTGCATCGTAGAACTGCCGCATGCGCTCGATGCACAGCTTCACGATCTTCGCCTGCGCGCGGTAGCACGCCGAAATCATATCGCGGCTCGCCTTATTGCCCGCTTCCTGCAATGCAGAAATAGCCGCCGCAGCCGTCGCCCCGCTGGACGTGCCGCCGTTGGACACGTCGCGGTTTGAGCTCGTTTCCTTCATCTCGTCGATCTTCATCTGCACGATATTCGCGTAGATGGAATCGAGCGGGCGCGTCGTTACTTCGCGGAGCCTGCTCTCGTCGATCTGGCCGGACACGTGGATGATCGGCTTGCGCCAGTCAAGGAACTCTTCTTCGTTAATGTTCAGGCTTTCGCTCGCGAAATACCGGCGTTTGCTGCCCATCATTGAAGTTTCGAGGATGTTGCCCCACAGCTTGTCAATGTAGAGCTGAGGATCCTTTGCAATGGCCGTATATCCAAATCCCGCAGGTGTGCCCTTTTCGGGGAACAGCACGTCGAACACGAACGGATATTCGCCGTCTTCGTAGAAGCCGCCCTCCGCATATTCGGGGTCATTTTCGCTGGCGTAGATGATATGCTCCTCGTCGATAAACTTCGCGTAGTGCAGCACCGTTCGCCCATCTGAGGTCTTCTTGCGGTAATACCAGTCGATCACGGCGACTTTGTTGCTCGTGTCCACCGTGTCGTCGTACTCGTATTTTGCCGTTTCAATGCTGCTGCCGCTGAGCTTATCCGCAAACTGCGGGTATTCGTCCTCGATGATGTCGCGGTCGACGAGCGCCACCGTAAACACGTTGCGGCTCTTCTGGATGTCCTCAATACCCGGCTCCCAGAAGATATTCAGCGGGTCAATGCCCTCGATAGCGATGTCGCCGAGCCCGTTGTCTTTCTCCTTGTCCCAAAACACCCCATAGAGCGCCACACCGTGTTTGAGCTTTTCCCACCACTCGAAGCTGTATGTGCTGTCAAATTCGTTGTATTCCATGATGACCGGCAGCACAGACGAGAGCGTCTGCGCGCTTTCCTCGTCGCTCTGCTCGCGAGGCAGGCATACGGGCTCGGGGTAGTTGTCCATCGCGTCGGCGTGCTTATTCATGATCGAATTGAACAGCCATGCACTCGCAGGCTCGGGCGATTCCCCCGCGTCTTTCGCCCCGCGTCGGATATCCTCCCAATGCCGAAGCTTCCACCAGCGCTCCTCGCTGATGATGCGATTCTCGAAGTTGCTCTTGCCCTGCTTGTACTTTTGCAGCGTTTCTACGGCATCACCGATCTCCTTGCTGCCGATGGCTGCGCCGCTGCTCATCGCCGCGTCGCTGTCGCGGAATGCGCCTACAAGCGGCGCTTCTGCCTTTGCATCCAACATCGCAGCAGCGCCAGCCGCGTCGGCCTGCTGCTGCGTCTGCGGGAATTTTCTTCTTTTTGCCATGTCTTCCCCTCCTGTCAGTTGTGTTGGAACCACGCATATCTGTCGTAGCTCGACGTATTGATGTCCAGCGGGTCGTACAAGACCGGCTTCGGCGGCTTATTTACCCGCGCCGCAATGGGATTCTCCATGCACACATAGCGTGTCATGTCGTAGATATGATCCTCCTGCTCGGTGTTCACGTCCTCAACGTCCTTTTCGTCGTAAACGAGGTTTGGCACCGTGCGGATGAAATTCTTGCACGTATCGAAGATATACAGCATCGGCACCCCGTTCTCATCGAACGCGAATCGGTTATGCAGCTGCATCTTGCCGTCGATGCGGGCGTTGTCGCCCTTCTCGAAGTAGACGCGCTCGCGCTCAAAGAGCGAGCCGATGCTCTCCGTGCCCTGCGTGCCCCAAATGGCGGGGTCGCCCACTCGGAAGATGTGCCGCCCCTTGAGGTTCGGGTCTTCTGCCTCAATGCGCTTCATCTCGCGGGCCACCGCCGTCGGTTCCATCTTCACGCCCTCGTTCGGTGTGCCCGTGCAGCCGTAATATTCCCGGATGTGGTAGAGCCTCCTGTCATGGTCGACCGCGAACCAGCCGATGGCAAACGGCCTTGAATAGCCCCAGTCCATTGCACACCAGATCGGCCACTCCTTCGGCACCTGAAAAGGCGCGATGACGTGCGTATGGATGCGGTCGCGGTAGTGTTCGTTGTCATTGCGCCACTCGGTAAACACCTGCCCGGAGAACGTATCCCAATCGCCGTAGAGCAGTGCGTTCTTCTCCGCCTCCGGCATCGACGCAAGGCGCGTCAAATAGCTGTCGTCGTTCTTGAGCAGTATCTTATTGTCGAATACCGTGCTCGGCACAAAGATGCGGCTCTTCTGCCGATGTTCTTCGTGCCCATCTGGAAAGCGCACGACTGCATCCTCGCGGATGGTCCTCATCGGCGGCGCTGCCGTGATGAAACGTTCCTTGACCCATCCGTGCCCCACACCGCCGGGGTTCGCCGTGCTGCGGATGTATACACGCGTCCCCGGGCCGTTCGGTCGGTTTCGGGAAAAGAGGTAGCTGTATTCCTCCCACGTAAAGTGGGTCAGCTCGTCGAATGCGATAAAGTCATACGCCTGACCCTGATACTTGATCTTGTCCTTTGCATACTGCATCGAGCCGAAGATGATTTTTGCCCCGCTCGGGAATGTCCATGTGTGGCTGCTGCCGTTGTAGCGCGCGCTCGGATAGATACGCGGGTAGTAGTTCAGCGTCTTGTCAATGAGCTCGGCAAGCTGTGGGAAGGTCTTTCGCAGGATGATCGCCTTGTAATACGGGATATTTACTTGACGCAATGCCTCGATGACCAACGCATCGGATTTCCCCCCGCCTAACCGGCTGCGCCGCCGTATAGAGCCTCGTCCTCCCAGCGGCTCATAAAGAGCGCCTGCTTGGGCTGCGGCTTCCATACCACGCTACGCTTCGCCATTCGCATCACCTCCCGCGTCCTGCGGAACAGGCATTACCGCGGGCAGCTCTGCCACGCCGCACACGCTCTCTCCGCCGTCGTCCTTCTTCTCGTCATTTACCCAGCGGAAATTGTATCGCAGGCTGAATTCCGCCCCACGCTGACCGTCTCGATCGAAGAGCCGTTCCTCTGCGTAAGCCTCGATGCGAGACTTCGCGCGCGTAACCGTGTCAACGAATCCTTTCTTTGCCTGATAGTTCAGCAGCGCCTGCCTGCTCGTAAATCCCAGCGCAAGCGCGAGCCCCGTCACCGTCGGTGGGCGCTGATGAATGATAAACGGCTGCCCGAATTTGTCGAGGATTGGCATACCATCGTCCCCTATGATCGGCTCGCCCTTGCAATCCTCGAAGTATTGGTCAATGACGGCCTGCATTTCTTCGACCGTCGCATATTTGGGATGACACCCTGCTTTTGCCATGCCGCCACCGCCTTTCTTTTTTATGCTGCAAGCCCCCCGTCCTCGGCCTTATCGCACAGCATTCTTATCCCCCGCTCGGGGAACCGAGCTTCCTATTTCCGACGGTAACACGCCATCTTTTATTTCTCACCACGGGCGCAGAAACTTTCTCTTTCCTTTCTGCGCTCTCCCCTGTATAGTTACATACACACAACATAGATACATCCTGCGTATAGCACCCTCTCCCGAAAGAAAAGAAATATAAAAGAAAAGAAAGGGGTTCTCCCTCACGGGAAAAAAGAAGCAGGGCTTTCGCCCCGCCTCTTCTTATGCCATTTTGAGCTTTCTTTTGAGCAACGCCCGCAGGTTGCGCCACGGGTGGGATTCTGCGTAATCGGCGCGCTGCTCTGCATTGTAACAGGCCTCCGATGCGAGTGTTAAATTAGATTGAAACTGTGCACAAAGCGCATTCGCCCGCCCAAGCGCCGCCTCAGTGTCATTGAGTTTGTTTTTCAAGTCGGCAACTTCTCGCTTCGATGCCTGCCACACTCTCCAATACTGTTGCCCCTGATCGTTCAAACACTGAGCCGAGTTTTTGGCTGAATCTAAGTCCGCTTTCAGATTTGCGATCTCGTTTGCCTTGTTGATGGCCTCGCCGTTCATGCAGTCTTTCAGCTCGACGACTTCCTTTTCAAGCGCCGTGGACTTCTCCTGCGCGTCCTCCACCATCTTCGCCATCTGGTCTTTGGTGTACTTCTTTACGTTGATGCTCATAATTTGGCTCCTTTCATTCGTAGCTGTTCTTCTCGCCCCCGGTCGCTCACGATGCTCACGACCTTGCAGTCTCCATAGCGCTCAATGTCCATGGCGATTCGCTCCTTGATGCCCTGCGCGTCAGCGGCGGGGACGTTGGCTTTAATCGTGATCGTCAGCATCATCGACCACCTTTATGTATGCGGCTTCCAGCAAGTCTTCAAGGGCACTGTCGCTGCTATCGCCGATATAATTCCCACAGTTATCGTAATACTGATACGCAGTGTACGGCCTCGCCTCGATTCCTGTGTATTCTTCCATCAGGTGGTAGAATTCTCTACTGCCTAAGATTGCCGCTTCTTCAAGTTCTCGTTTTTGGCTCTTAGTAATATGTTCGCCCACGCGTCATTCCTCCTTCGGCTCGCCGTGGCTGCAAAACGTCGTTTCCAGATTTCGCAAAGTGCAGTCCCAAACCCTGCAATAATCAACGCTCTTACCGTGGCACGGCTCTTGCACCCAACCTTTGTGCTTGCAGTCCTTGCACCGCGTCACGACCACGGCGTCCCTCTTCGCGTCGTCGAAGCCCTTCTGATACTGCTTGCGGTCATAGCGGAGCGCCTGGATCAGCTCATCCCTATCAACGACGACGCTTACCCGATGCACGGCCTTGAGAATTTCGCCCTCAAGCTGCGTTTCCAGCTCGCCCTGGATTACTTTAATCGGCGATTCATACATCGCTGTCACCTCCGTCCATCTTCGCGCCACAACGCCAGCAGTAATACCCCTTTATCGCCGTATGTTTGTTCTCCTGCGCGCCGCAATGTGAGCACTCAAAGTATATTTTTCTCGCTGGGGCTGATTTTTCAATCCACCGCGCGCGCACTACCGGGGCCACGTCGGCGGCGGGAATGCTGTAAAAGTCCTCCGCCAAATCGTTATAGGCGTCTGCGTAGATTCCGCTTTCCCCGCCAAGCTCTTCAAACGCTTTTTGGCATTCTTCCGATTGCTCGCGGATATAAGCAATCGCCGCCTTTCGGCTTATGAATTCATCCATTTCCTAAAATTTCCCCCCCCATACTTTTTCGTAGTCAGCCGTTTCATAGTCTATTTTCAGATGCTTTTCTCGCAGCATGTTGTTCAGTGCCCTGACGCATGGGCGTCCATACGTATTATCCTCACAGTAATCACACATACTTCCAAATCCGCAGCACCCAAAAGGACTATATTTGTGCTCGTTAGCCGCAAATTGTTCGTTACTCCATTTCTGGAAGCCGTTTTCCCATTTCCGTTTAGTTCTATCTGCATCGGTATGTGGTTGATTCTCCGATGCGTCATATAGTTGCATTTGGTCGGCCATTGTCAGCCCTCCTGTTCCACTTTTCGACGATAAATTTGGGTTCGCTATATACGCCACTTTCAAAACCACACTCTGGACAGTATATATAGCGCTCTTCTGGGCTGTTGCCATCTACTGTTTCAAGTATTGCTTCTCCGCCGCAGAACGGGCATGGTTTTAGTTCAAACATCTTCCATCGCCTCCAATGCCGCTTCCGCCTCCTCACGAGTAAGGAATAAAGCGTCCATTTATGCCTCCATTCTATCGATCACTTTTCGAATCACATCGCCGCCGTAAGCACTTTTTGTCAACTCCAAAAACTCCGTAAGTGTCATCACGCCGCGCTCAAGATCAACACCGTGGTCACGGGCGAACTGCTTTCGTCCCATGTCACACGATCCGGTCAAGCGATGATGCCATTCGTAAAAATACTGCGTCGGATATGCTTTCTCTCGGTCTGTTTCACGCAGGAACGTGTCGATGCGTTCATCTTCCGGCATATCCTCGAAAAGCTTGTCTCGCAACGCCTCCATTGCTTCGCGCAGCGTTTCGCCGTGTGCAAAAACATTGTCCTGCTTGACGATGTAGCACGGCGTGAGCGTCAAATCGCCGTTCAAAATTGCCCCGTGCGCAGTGTTGCCGTGCACGGAACGAATCAGCGTATTGACGCCATCAATTCGATAGACCGTTTCCCGATTGAAACTCTTAATTCCGTCGCCGTAGCCGGAGCCGTAGCCGTAGCCGGAGCCGTCGCCGTAGCCGGAGCCGGAGCCGTCGCCGGAGCC